CTCGACCAGGCGAGCGGCGGACGCTGGGGCCCGTACAACGAGGCCTTCGCTGGCGCGTCGAAGGGCGTCGATGCGTCGAGGGCTGCAGGCCTGGTGCGCGAATCCGTCGATCAGATCGTCCCGGAACTGGGCGAAGCGCCTAACCTCACCGCGACGCGGCTGGCGAAAGCGATGAAGGCCTCCGAGGGCGGCGAGCGGAAATTCCCGCTGCAGTTGTCGCCGCGCGCGCAGGCTGGGCTTGGTGATGTCCGCGATCAGATCGCCCAGGCGAACGAGGTGCAGAGCGCGCGCAAGACCGCTGGCACCGCAGGAGGGGGCTCGCAGACCTCCTTCGACGTCAACCAGATTTTCCACAGGCTTTTGAGCCCGCTCGGGGGTCTGTACGTGCGCGCGGCTCGTGGCGCTGCCGACGTGATCGCGAAGGGCACCAAGGAGCAGACACAGCACGAGCTTGCAACGCTGCTGCAAGACCCGCAGGCCGCAGTGCGCGCGATCCAGGAGGCGCAGCGCCTGCGGCAACCCCTCAGTGAAGCTCAAGCCGCGCTCCTGCAGGCCTTCTCGCAGTCGGCAGGCGCATTGCCGCAGGCGGTGTTCGCTCAACAACCGAGGTAGACCATGCCGCGCGATACCGCAGGGAACTACACGCTCCCGCCCGAGAACCCAGTTTTCCCGAACGACACCATCGAGACGGACTGGGCGAACACGACGATGTCCGACCTGGGCTCGGCGATGACAGACTCGCTGTCGCGCTCGGGCAAGGGCGGCATGCTCGTTCCGCTCAAGTTCAACGACGGCGCGATCGGCGCGCCCGGAATGACCTGGGTGAACGAGCCGACGAGCGGCATCTACCGCGCAGCCACGAATGACTTCCGCTGGTCGATCTTCGGGCAGGACGTCGTGAAGTTCGCGCCGAGCGGGATCGTGTTCCCCGCTGGCAAGGGCATCACGGGTGGCACGTTCAGTGGGATGGCGATTGATAACTCGGTGATCGGCGGCGTGACGCCTGCGGCGGGCACGTTCACGCGACTGATCGGCACTTCCAGCGTCGGCAGCAACTATCCCGGCAACACCGGGGCGAACTCGTGGTGGATCGACAACAACAGTGGCACGGGGAACATGATTCGCCTGCGCGCGCTCGGGCAGGACGCATCGACTCTCGGCTCGTTCCAGTTCCAACTCGGTAAAAGCGACAACACCGGGACGATCACGCAGCTTGTCATAAATTCAAGTGGGCTCACCGCGAGCGGAACTATTTTCGCCAACGGTTCCGGTGCCGGTGATGTGAACAACCCGCAGATCAAGATTCCCTTTAACGGGATCATCGAATGGCTCGACAGCGTTGGCGGGGTGACGAACAACGCTTACCTCTACTACACCTCACCGAACAGGTTGATTGTCGGAGTTAGCAACGCGGCCAGAGTGCAAGTCGATGCTAACGGGCTGGCCGTGCTGACCGGCAGCCTCACAACTCCGAAGGTCCAAGCACCCGCCTCGACCAACCTCATCATTGATGCACCGGGCCCCGCTGCTGGTGGAATTCTTTCGGCGAACGGTGCAACTGGTTGCTCGTGGAGCGAGGTCGGGTTTTTCCCCACGACGGACGGCACGAAGTACTTGGGCCTCGCCGCGAATCGGTGGACCACCTTGTACACCTGCGCGGTTGACCTGCAAGGCAACGCTCAGCCGACGATCAGGTTCACGCCAAGCAGTGGAGCGAGCGCGAACGCTTCGATCTATCAAAGCGCGAATACGCTCTACTTCTCGCAGACCGGTATTGGGAATCGTATCTCGCTGGACATCCCAACCGGCATAACGACGTTCAATGTGAACGGCGCGTCGAAATTCTACGTGTCTGATGCCGCTGGAGGGCACTCAGGCTTCTATCTCGCGCAGAATGAATATCTGCGACTCACCAGCATCGGGGCTGCGCCCGGTACAGCGGCTTACGGCTTGATGCTCACGGACAACGCATCCGTCGGGCTCATCATGTGGCGGCGTGCGGGTGGCTCGGCTGAACTGGCTCAGATGCTCACCATCGACCCACGCTTGACCGAGTGGGACATCGGCAGCGGAGTTGCGGGCGGGCTCACGAACGGCATCAAGTTCATGACTGGCAACTCGAATACCCAGTTCGCTATTCAGAACGTCGCGAATGCCGTCAACCACATCGAGGTTTTCGGCAACGTCACTGGCTCGTACCCCGGCATCATCCCTATTGGGACCGATACGAACATCGGGATGTTCCACTACACCAAGGGGAACGGCCCCTTCAATTTTTATACCGGTGCGAGCAGCGCCAATCAACAGTTCGCGATTCTCCACACCGCGAACGCGAACAATTTCATCGAGGTCACGGGCTCGAATGGTGGCGCGCCGAGCCTGTTCACGAACGCAGGGAATCTCGGGATCGCGCCCGCTGGCGGGACGACTACTGTCACCGGCAACCTCACTGTCACGGGCACACTCACCGCAGGCAGCGGGGCAGTAGGAGCGAGCAGTATCGCGTTCCCGGCGACGCAGGTGCCGTCCTCTGACCCGAACACGCTCGACGATTACGAGGAGGGGACATGGACGCCTACCCTGGGTGGGACGACGACGTACATCCTCCGCAACGGTGGCTACATCAAGATAGGGAAGAAGGTGTTCGTTTGGGGTGGCGTCGCGGTGAGCGTCATCGGAAGCGGCAGCACAAGCGTGATTTCAGGTGGCCCGTTCACGTCTGAGGGATCGGTGGGGCCGGGACCGCTCGCGGTCGACAACATGGGATCGTTGGCAACCGCAGTGGTGTCAGTTACCTGCGAGTACGATCCTTCGGCGACGACGATCACTTTTCATTCGCGGACTGCAGCTAATGCGAGTGACGCCATCAACGCGATCTTCGGAACCGGCGCGACGTTGAAATTTGGCGGTTCATTCTCGGCGACTGCTTGAGGGAAAGCTCATGATGAAGAAGATCGAGGTTTGCATTGGCACTGACCGCCAAGGTGGAGTCCGGGCGCGTCTTTCGCTCATCATACTGGACGACGACGGTACGCAGATAGCCGAGCGTTATCACAGCTTCGTGCTGTTGCCGGGGGATGAGCCTGCGGCTGCACGTGAAGAGGTAGAGCGTCATCTTGCTGACCCGGCAGGCGGCATTCCCAATGCGCCCTGGCCGAAGATTCCCGACGCTGAGTGGGCGAAGGTGATCGCGGTTCTACCTGCCTTTCATACGTCCGACAAGATCAAGGAGCGCCGCGACCGCGACGCCAAACGCGAGAGGCTAAACTGATGACCGACGCAGAGATCAACGCAATCGCGCAAGAACTCGCGATCCAGCGCAACTCGATGGGCGACCGCGCGGCGTCGCTCGCCGCCGAGCTTGCCAAGGCGAACGCGAAGATCGCCGAGCTAGAGAAGCAGATCGCCGCGAAGGACGATAAGGTCGTTGACCTGCTGAAGCACTAGAGCCGCAGCAGCTTCTTCTTCTGCTCGCGGTAGAACTTTTTTTGCGCGTCCGTGCAGAGAGAGGGCTCGGAGTCTTTCGTGTGGCGCGCGAGCCGCTGATCTAGCTCGACCAGGAGTGCGGGCAGTTCCTCGGTGAGGTAATCGCGCTTCGACAGGCGATCAAGCAGGTCGAGCGTGTCGGCGTCGGGCCAGTTCCGCGTGCGTAGATACTCGCGGGCCTTCGCGATCACATCGTCGAGGTTGGGGTTCACGCGATTCGCCAGCAGCGCCCGCGCCCCTTCGCTGGGTGGTGCATCCGCAGGGTGAACTTCATCGTCTTCGCGCGCTCCCTGATCTTCGCAATGGCGTTCCGCACCCGGCCCTGCTCGTTCTCGGGGAACCCGAACGACTGCCCGACCTTCATGCGCTTGAGCGGGTAGACGTTGAGCGTGTTAATCGGCGGGATCGGAACGCCCGAGGTCACGCGATAGCGGCGCGCGTCATTGGCAGCGGCGGGCTCGGCACTCTTCTTCCATCCCTTGGGCGGCATCAGGCCCCCTTCCGCAGCAGTGCCATCAGGCGCTTCGCGTAGGTCTTGCGTCTCGTGGTGAGGCCTGCAACGGCTGCGAGCTTCTTGTCGATGTGGCCGATCTTGGCGGCAAGCTGTTGCACGCTGTTCATGTCGGGTTCCATGAAGACGCTGGTGTAGGTCTTCTTCTTCTCCGGTCGCGGTGGCAGCATGTCAGTTCGTACTGAGCCGCGCGTCGCGCCGCGTGGTGCGAGCTTCAGGCGCTTCCTCACCTTGTCGTAGAGCGAGGGACCGATGCCGACCTTCTTCGCTGCGGCATCGACTGTCATGCCGCCCATGATCAGTCCGTGCGCTGTCTCGACTAGCTCGTTCACTGTTGCGCTCGATCTTCTCTTCGTCACTGGTTTGCCTCCCACGGTTGCGGGCCGATGCAGGGCCCATGATGAGTTCGATACACGAGCCTTCTTCTTTGCTTTCTCGACCGGCATGCCTCCCTCGATGAGCTTCACTGCTTTGTTGACCGCTGCGAGAATCTGCTCCCTGGTGCGCTGCGTTTTTCGGCTCATCGGTTAGTTGTCTTCGAGGTGGTGGCTGCTGCGCCAGAACTCGATGTGCTGGCCGCGCTTCGCGTACTGACCTCGCAGGGCCCCGGTGCGGATGTCGAACACCTCGAAGACCGCGTCGGTCGTTGACCAGGCCGCTTCGCAGAGTGCGCGCATGTGGGCGTGTCGGAGATTCTTGAACCAGGCCCACTGCACCTGGGCCTTCTCTCGGGTGTTCCAGAGGCGATAAGGTCGCTTGACCTCGTCGTCGGGCTCTGCGATGGGGAAGTCTCTGAGCGGCGTGACCACCTGCTTGAGGGGTTGCATGCGGGTACACCTCCTTTGTTGATTGCTGTTGCGTAGGTTACGCCCAAGGTATGCCGTACGCTATCGCACGGCTAGAGCGGGCTCTGCGGGCTACCGTACACCAGGGGCGCGGCAGACTGGATGCAAAAAAGCGTGCAAGAAAGGTGGCTGTGGAGGGGTGACTTCGAGGAGAATCAATGACTTCCTTGCTTATAACGGAACTTGCACCGTGTACGTTCAGCATATTTGTTGACTGCAGCCTTTTGCTAAAGTAATCTGCGGTTTGCATGGCCGCATCAAGTAGTTAGCTCACCCCAGGTGAGCGGCGCGTGATGCACCATAGCACACCGATGCAGCGACGTTTCGAGTATCCCGCGTGCAAAGGAGGTGCAAGAAACTTTGACCCTAACCAGGAGATCGACATGGACCTATCAGAAGCAACTGCACTCGAATCGCAAGCAAAGGCGAAGAAGAAGGCGACGTCGCTCGGCAAGCTCAAGGGCTGCGTGAACGGTGTACGCAAGCTCGTCTCGAAGAAGAAGGGCATCGTGTACCAGGGCATCATCAGCCTGCCGAAGAGCGCGCTACACCCGAAGGGCAAGAAGGTCACGATGGTTCACCCGACCGAAGAGGAGGCGGTCAACTGGCGCAAGCGCGAGATCGCGAAGCTCACCGAGCAGGCCTTGCCCGCGAGCACCGTGAAGACTCCCGGCGAAATGTTGGTGCCCGCGTTGCTGGAGTTCTACGAGCGCGAGGCGGTGCGCCAGACCGCGAAAAAATGGAGCAAGGACCAGAAGAACACACTCGCGCGCCTCTCTCGTCACCCGCTCTTCGTGAACCTGCGCGTGGTCGATGTGCTCCCCAAGATCGTGACCGAGTGGGCGATCAGCCGCCGGGACACCGATGGAGTTCACGCGTCGGCGATCAGGAACGAGTACTCGATGCTGAACTGCGCGCTCACGCGCGTCGGTGACTGGGAAGAGTGGGGCATGACGACGCTCGACGGTCGCATTCTCCCGTTCAACCCGCTCACCGGGCTCGGTGAAAAACTGACCGAGAAGAACTTGATCAGCAAAAGCAGGCAGCGCGACCGCACCTGCGAAGGCAACGAGTTGCCCAGGCTGCTCGCGTACCTGAAGGCGGAAGAGGAGCGCCACCGCGCGAAGAAAAATCGCGGACGTGCGCAGCTTGTTCCGATGGCCGACATCATCGCGGTCATGGCTGGCAACGCATTCCGTGGTGGCGAAATGGTGGGGCGGTTGCTGTGGACGAACCTGCGCGAGAAGGGCATCTACATGCTTCGCAAGGCGACCGAGAACACGGAAACCGGAACGCGCCTGGAGTTTGTGCCGCTGCACCCGCAGTCGTTGGCAATCATTCACCGCCAGCCGCGCAGGCCCGGTGATGATCGCATCTTCCCCTACACGCACAAGCTGGTCGGGTCGCGCTTCAAAGCCGCGTGCGTGAAGCTCGGCATCAAGGACATGGTCCCGCACGACATGCGCCACGAGGGCGCGACCAATCTCTCGCAGTTCATGCAATTGGCCGACCTGATGCTCGTGATGGGGCACACCGATCCGAAGACCACGAAGCGTTACCTGAACCCGAAGAAGAGGCACGTCGAGAACGTGCATGACAAGATGGCGAACGTGCCGATGGAATTGCCCCCGGTGTAGCACGACGCGCTCCCTCCCAACCCCGGCCTCACCCTCCGGGGTTTTTTTTCGCCTCCTCGTCCTTCCTGTCCAAGTAGTCGGCGACCGCCTCGTAGCTCGCGAACCTGCGCTTGCCTTCCTTGTAGGTGCGGATCGGAAGCTCGCCAGCCGCGATCATGTTGTAGACCGTGTTCGTGGTGATGTCGAGAATCTCGGCGACCTGCGCCATGTTCAGGCGCATGCCGTAGCGGTCGGCAATCATCGCCCTCGTGGTGAGCCCCTTCATCCGATACGCTCCCGAGCGGCATCGAGGCACTCCTGGGCGATCACGCTCTCATCCTCGTCGGCGATGTGGGTGGCGATCTGCGCGGCGCGCGCGATGTCCTCCTTCGACTCCGCAGCCTTGGCGAAGCGGATGACATCGCGCAGGGTGTCGGACATCGGCGCGGGCTCGGCCTGCGGGGTCCGCAGGTGCTCGGGCGCAGACGGCACAGACTCGGCCTGCTCCTTTCGGGCCTGGATGCGCTGGCGGACAGCCGCGCTGCCCTTGGCTGGTGCCTGGGGCCCAGGCTGGGATTGTGGCGCTGCCTGAGGCTCACCTGGTGAGCCTGCGGGCCCTTCCTTCGCCCCGGCCAGGTCGAACCAGTCCGCCGGTTGGCTCATGCCATCCCGCAGGCTGGTGAAGATACGACCAAGCTGGACCATCATGCCGGGGGTGATCGCGTCCAGGCGGCGCTGCAGGCGGCGCTCGATGGCACCCTTGGTGACGCCGTAGTCGGCGAACTGGGCGAGCATCGCCGCGACGCGCTCGGGCGTGACCTCGACCTTCGTGATCAGCGTCTTCTCGCACTGCCTCATCGCGGCCTCGACGACGTCGCCGGGGATCACGCGCTGCATGCACTGGCGCAGCCTGCGGCTCGCGGCGTTCGCGACGTGCTCGTAGAGATCGCGCGGATCGTGCAGCACCTTCTTGCCCGCCTTGGTGCTGATCTCGTGCTGCACGTCGAACTCAAGCTCGGAGTTGGTGCCCGTCTGCAAATCCCAGGCATAGGTCTGCACCTTGGTCGCGCCGGGGCGCTCCTCCAGAACTCTCCAGCCGAATTTGATGTGACCCCAGTGCTGCGCGATGCACTCGAAGAGCCGGATCGACGGGCCCCGCACATCGGTGCCGCCTCTGGCGAACTCGTAGAACGCGCTCTCGGCGAGCGTCGGTCGGGTGCAGGACTGCAGGATGCGATCCATCACCTCGACCTCGTTCCTCGGAAAGCGGCGCGCGAGCGTCATCGCGCTCTGCACCTCGGCGATCTCACGCGCTGCTCCGGTCGCCGCCGCGAGATCGCTCGTGCCAGGTCGCGCGACAATCGGCGCGTTCGCGAAAGGGTTCGCCACTTGCTGTTGCTCGGTCATGTTCTCTCCTGGAAGCTCACTACACGAAAGGTGCCGAAGGGCCCGCGCTTCTCCGGCCTGAAGTCTCCGATGCCGATCCCGATCCCGGCCTCGACCAGCAACTGCTGCGCTGTCTCGACCGACAGCAAGTCGTCGTTCACCTGCAGCGAGAACTTCGCGCCCCAGCTATCGAAGCGCGGACGGTGACGCATCACGCGGCCCTTCGTCGCCGGGATCGTGACCGGGCGCGAATCGACCTCGAAGCTCTTCGCAGGGCCCGAGCCGTTCAAGATCGTCACGGTGTCAGAGGTCACCTGCACCGCGCTCGGCACGATGAAGCGCAGCGTCTTGCGACTGCCGCGCGATTTGTGATTCGCGCCAGCGTTCCCCATCGAGCCGGGGATCGCGAACGCGGAGAAAAAGAACGTGCCGTCCGCCGCGATGTACGCATTGCGCCGCGCGACCTCGCGCGGGTCTTCGTGCTTGATCTCTACCTTGCGCGTTGACTTCGACGTCTCTGCTTCCTCGCCGAAGCGGTGAATGAGTAGCGGCGTCGTGCCGCGAATTTCGACGTCAATCAATTTCACGATGATCTCCTGGAAAGTTTGAAAGCCACGCCCTGCCTCGCCCAGCCTAACCTTGCCCGACCACACCCAGACATGCCCTGCCACACCTCGCCCGACCAGACCAGACCCAACCCGGCCATCCCAGACCAAACCGCGCATCGCCATGCCTCGCAGCGCCTTACCTTGCCCAGCATTGCCACGCCCAACCCAACCTCGCCAGACCTCGCCATGCCGCGCGAAACCAAACCGTGCCTTACCCCGCTGCGCCTAGCCAAACCGTGCCGCGCCTAACCAGGCCACACCTGGCCGTGCCCTACCACGCCAAACCAAACCTCGCATTGCCCCGCACTGCCCCGCCCCGCCTAACCCGACCTCGCCTCGCCCGACCAGGCCAAGCCCAACCATACCGTGCCGTGCCTTACCAGACCCAGCCTCACCTCGCCGTACCTCACCTCACCGTGCCCCGCAATGCCGTGACAAACCAGACCACGCCTGACCTTGCCACGCCGTACCTCGCCTCGACATGCCGCACCAGCCGCGCCTAACCTCGCCATGCCAGACCGTGCCCAACCTCACCTGACCAGACCCAGCCTCACCGGACACTGCGCTGCCGAACCACGCCCGACCACACCAGACCTCACCGGGCCGCGCCATGCCTTGCCATGCCTTGCCATGCCCAACGGTGCCCAGCCCAACCTAGCTCTACCGCGCCATGCCACGCCGGAAGTTTCATTCTGTCTCACGCAATTTCACGAATCGGCTGTCGAGAAATTTCGTCGCGCCCACCGAGTACGCTTTGCGCTCGACGAGCTTCCGCGTCAATTGCAACTCGGCGGCGGCGAAGATCATGCGGGACGAGTTGCCCATCTTGTGCAACAGGTGTGTCTTCGCGCCAGCAGCGGTCGCTTCGTAAGACTTCGCAAGTTCGGTCGCGCGCGCGAAGACCTGTTGCCACTGCCGATCCTCTTCGTCAGCGATCACGGTGTCGCCGTTCGTCTCGCGGAAGAGCCGCGCCATGATCTCGACCGAGTCGACATCCCACTCGGGCGGCGGCGGCGTGTTCGCGACGACCAGGCTCCAAAATTCGGCTTCGCCTGTGATGATGTCGTTCTGCAGATCGCGGTCGGCGGGCACCTCGTAGACGCGAAAGTCGGAGCCGCCGATCAGCACCGCGACGTCGGCGACCTCGAAGCCGGTGATGCTCAAATAATGCTGGCACTGCAACAGATACCAGTGCGGCACTTCGTCGGTCCCGCTCTTGCCCCAGCCGTCGCCGATCCTGCTGGTCTTCGCCTCGAAGACGCGTCGATCATCGGTGACGCCGTCCAGGTGCGCGATCATGAACGGGTGCTCGGGGTGTCGCAGCGTGCCCGTGGGCATACGCACGACGCGCCCGGTCTTGTCGCTGTACGCTTGTCGGATCACGGGCTCCAGCCTGTTGCCCCACTCGAAGGCCGCGAGCGTCTCGACGGTGTCGACCTTGCCGCGCTTCTCCAGGAAGAGCGCCAGAGGTGATTTAAACGGCGAGAGCGCGAGTGCCGGTGCTGCGTCCGATCCGCCGAGGCCCGAGTGGCGCTCGGCCAACTGTTCTGCTGTCAACATTCCGCCTCCTGGTTGAAAGAGGCGCTTCCACCGATGGCCCTGTCGCGTCGGTGAGGCGCGGTTTACAACGATGACTAACGAAAACCAGAAGGTCGTAAACTACTCGCAACCATCTGCTAATGCAAGAGGCCCCGCTGACTGCTCGGGGCCTCTCGGGTAAACAACGACCTATGACGACGTCCTAACGCGATTCCTTCCAGTCGCGGATCATCATCAGCTTGTCCGCCGCGCCGTCGAGGTCGTCCCTGGTCACCTCTTCGGGCCAGTCGCCCTCGCCGTCTTCGCCCGCGAGCATGGCGTTGATCGCGGAGATCGCCGCATCGCACTCGCGGCGCGTGAGGATCGGGCGGCGCTTCACGACTCCTGCTCCTTCGCAGCCTCGCGCCGGTCGGCTGCGTTCTCGCGCATGCCGTCTGCGTAGATCGTGATCGGCTCGGCCATGCCCAGGTTGATGTTGTCGACGATCTCGTCGAGCATGCGCTCGATCCCCGGCAACTCGCCGAGCACCGCCTTCGAGATCACGTTGTCCTGCCCGGTGTGGTAGGCGCGCTTCTCCTCGATGACGCGGCGCGCGATCCGCTGGAACGCTCTGAACTGCTCGGCGGTGAACCCTTCGCGCATCGCGATCACCGCGCGCCGCTCGGGCCCCGAGCACTTCTCGTCGGGGATGCCGAGCATGCCCATCAGGTCGCGGATGCGGTTCGGCGAGATGTCGGCGGGCGCGTCACCGGGCCCGTCCGAACTCAGGTGGTAGCGGCGCTCGATGACGAGCTTCATGAAAGCCTCCCGTTGATCTTGCGCACCTTGGCGTTGCGCTCGGCGCGCGCCCGCTCCTCGGCCTCGCGCTCGGAGCGAATCTCGCCGATGGTTCCCATGATCGCGCCGCCGATCCAGACCACGAGGAAGAAGATGACGAGTGCGACGATGATGGTGGTCATCATGACGGCCTCGCAGCGTTGTCGTAGTACGCGAATTTGTATCCGTCCTCGACGAGGCTCTCGACGAAGTCGCGGATGTAGCGGTGCTCGATCACGTAGGCCTTGCCGAACGTCGGCGCGTCCTCGGGCATGCAATCGTCGCACCACACGCGCGCTGCCTCGGTGACGGGGCGCAGCAAGAAGATGCTGCCCTCGTTGATCACTTCAAAATCGTGCTTCTCCATGACGATCTCCTGGTTAGCTACCAAAAAAAGACTGCGGTCACCGCGCCGCCGAGCAGCGCGGACACGATGAACAGCAGGCACGCCTCGATATTCTCCAGCTTCACCAGCAACTTCTTCGCTTGCTCTTCGCTCACGATACTCTCCCTTTGAATGGAATGCGTTTCAGCCCGACGAGGTGCTGGTACAGCTTGAGCATCATCTCGGGCACCTCGATCACGCCGTTCTCCCAGTTCTGCCAGGTGCGCCAGTGAACGCCGATCACCTCGGCGGCTTGGGTCTGCGTGTGGCCGACGCGCTCGCGCGCGCGCAGCAGTTCGTCTCTAGTCTTCATATTCGCTCGGTCCCTTCATCGTCTGGTCGATCTTGCGCGCGACCTTCGACACGCGCTCGTCGTGGTTGATCGCGTCGCGCAGCCGGTGATTCGCCTCGTGCATTTCCTCGATCAGGAAGCCGAAGCGCGTGGCGAGTTCACCGTCGCGCACCTCCTGGGGCAATTGCGCCTGCAGTTGCGCCCAGGCCTTGCTCATCACGTCGTAGCAGTAGCTCACGAGTTCCTCCTTCCGAGACGCAGCGCCTTCTTCAACTCGGGGAGCCAGGTGAAGTCGGCTTCCGCGCCGTTGTCGTCGAAGTACTTGATCGCCTGCGAGAGCGCCTTCACGAGCACGCCGTTCGCGTCGTGCAGCGAGCGCAGTTCGGTCGCTGCCCTGTTGAGCACAGGGTTCTCGCCCTGGCCCTGGTTCTCGACCGCGTGCGCGAGTTCGAGCAGTGCCTGGGCCTTCATGATGCCTCCTTCGCCGCCGCGATCCCGGCCTCGGTCAACTGCACCGTGTCGACCTGGTTGCGACCGCGCTCGTCTTCGAGGCACCCGCACTCGATCAGCCCCTTGCGCTGCAGGCTCGCGTACACCCCGGCGAGCGTGCGCTTGTTCGCGAAGGGGTTGACCTTGGCGCTGTACGCGAAGCTCACCAGGTCGTCGCCGACGTCGGCGTAGATGGCGGCGAGCGCCTTGACTTCGTTCGCGGTGAGAGTCATGACGCCTCCTTCGAGAGTGTCGCGATCACCTTGCCGTCGAGCAGTAGACTCACCGAACCGCCCTCGACCAGGGCGCGCAGGTAGTTGCTGCCCCACGCGACGGCCTTCTGCTTCGAGCGGAACGTGTGCAGCCCGGCCATCCACTGGCCCGCGTCGATCTTGATCTGCCAGAGGGGTTGGTTCATTAGCGGCCC